AGATATTAGAAATTTATTATCTTTTGAAGGTGATAGAATATATCAAGGTAGAAAGGGAAATGGAATTAGATTTGGTAGTACAGTAAAATTTTATTCCGATATAAGTGAATGGAGTAAAACAGGTAATAATGGGGATCCAATAACTATATTAGTTAATGGGTATGTAACTACTAATACCGGTTCTTTATATCCCAATATTGAAGAAATAAATAAAGAATTATCTTCTATTTATCTTACTTCAACACAGAAATTACCATTATTACCAAGTAAAAATGATATATTAAATCCAATAACACAACCTTTATTACCTAATAATTATGTATTTCCTCAAGTCATTATAAATAGTGATAGAATTACTTTAAACTCTAAAAAAGATGAAGTAATGATATTTGCTAAAACAAATATTGAAATAAATACTAAAAATATAATAAATTTAAATGCTGATGGATATGTACATATAAATTCCCCTAAAATAATACTAGGCCCAGCATCTCCTATAGATGAGGAGGGTAAAATATTTCAGTTTTCTGATCAACCTATGTTATTAGGAGGTCTCACACAAGATATATTAGTAGATTTACTACTTGAATTAAGTAAATTAGCAGCATCTTTAACATCAGCTGTAGCAGCACCCCCTGGCGCCCCCTTAGTAGATATAAATGCCGCTGGGGCTTCACTTAGTGAAAAATTAAATGAAATAATCCCTAAAATAAAGGATATAACTTCTAAAATAAATTATCTTTCTTAATGGCTATTGCAAATCCTATATCTGTTGGGTACTTAGGTACTGTACAAAGTAAAGCTAAAAATCTTAAAAATGATTTAGTTAAATTATCTACTGAACATATTGAAAGATTAAAAAATATTACTCTTAAATATACAACATCTGTAAATGAAGCTAAAGGTAAAGTAGATGAAGAAAATTTAATTAAAATTGCTGAGGAAAAAAGAGATAAAGCTACTGAAAAAGAAAATCAAGAATTTGAAAAAGAACAAGAAAGATTAAATAAAAATATAGAAAATATTTTATCTCAAGTAATAGATCCTTTTGCAGCTCAAAAATTACAAAAATTGCAATCAGATCTTAAAACATCTTTAGCTGAAAAAGAAAATAAAGCTAATGCAGCTGCAGCGCAAAAAGAAATAATTAAAAAAATTTCAAAAGCATTAGCCCCAATAATGGGATATTTAATAGGAAAAGGAATAATAGCATTAGTCGTTAATAATAAAAAATTAGAAAGATTAGTAAATCAAACTAATGCCTATATAACTTTAGCTAATAAATCAAATAATTTAATTTATCTTACTACAGCCAAAGTAAAAAGAGCAGACGCTGTTAGAACATTAGAAAGAAGTGAAGCTAAGGTAGTACAAATAAAAAAAGTAATAGACACTGTACGTACTGTATTAACAATAATACTTCTTATAGTATCCATACTAGAAGCACTTCCTATAATACCTCCTCCAGTTAAAGATAGAATAGCAAAATATAAAGCTATAGCTGAATTATTAAATATGATATTAGGAATAATTAGTCCTGTATTACAAAAAGAAATTAATTATTTAGAAAAATTAAAATTAAAACTTAAACAGATAGGAGATATATTAGATGGTATAGTTGCTAATAGTTTAGATAAAGATCAAGTAGCTGCATTATTAGCAAATGTAGGTAATAATACTGGATTTGAACAATATAAAGGATTTAATTTTGCTATTAAGGCTGAAGAAAATTTAGGCGCCCATCAAAAAATTGTTGCTGGAAAACTTAAACGTAAATTTGCAGTAGCAATTGATCGTGACGGTGTAGAAGTATTACAAAGTGATTATTCATTCACATTAGATCCTAATGACTTAATAGAACAACTAAAATTAATAATAGATCAACGAAATTTACAAGCTTAAATATTTATTTACATGAACGTTACATTATTTAAAAAATTAATTAAAGACGCAGTAACCGAGGCTATTCACACTGAATTACCTGATATTATTAATGAAGCCTTAGCTAAACAAAATAAACAACAGATTAGCGAAAGTAAAACATTTAATTTTAACAGCGGTAATGTACCTGCTAATGGATTACCACAAGATGTTCGTAGTTCATTAATGGCACAAATGGGAGAATCATTTGGATACTCACAATCACAACCAACTAAATTAGCAGTAATAGATGCTGTAGATGAATCTACCGGAGAACGAGTAAATCCATACTTAGCCTTTATTAACGATGCAGCTAATAACATGAGTCATGCTGATAAAGCCGGACTAAGAAATTTAGACTAATATGCCAATACCACAAACTACCAGGGTTAATCCCTTAGACTTGCAAAAAAATATTGCAATAGGGGTATCGCTTCCTTTTAATGGTCCATCTGGTCCATTTAATAAAACATATAGTACTAAAGAACAAATTAAATCTAATTTAATTAATTTATTACTTACTAATAAAGGCGAACGAGTATTTAATCCTGAATTTGGAGCGGATATTAGAAGGGTATTATTTGAAGGTATAACAGAAGATACCTCAGCATTAATACAAAATTTAATTACTACTAATGTTAATTATTTTATCCCTGAGGTAAATGTAGTTGATGTAGTAGTAGAACCTAATGAAGACAATAATTCTTATAATATAATATTAAAATATAGTTTAGCTATATCAGGAACAGCGGATCAAATTACAGTACAATTTATATAAAATGGCAGATAATAAAGTATCATATTTAAATAAAACTTTTAGTGATTATAAAGATAGTCTTTTTAATTTTGCTAAAACATATTTCCCTAACACATATAATGACTTCTCAGATGCAAATCCAGGAGCTATGTTTATTGAAATGTCTTCATATATAGGTGATGTTACATCATTCTATACTGATACTCAAATTCAAGAAACATTTTTATTATATGCTAAGGAAAAAGAAAATTTATTAGCTTTATCTTATGCTTTAGGTTATCGCCCAAAAGTATCATATGCTGCTAATGTTGTAGTAGATATATACCAATTAATTCCCTCATCTGGTAGTGTAAGTGTACCTAATCCTCAATATGCTTTAAGTATACCTGAAAATACCGTTTTAACATCCGCTAGTACGGGTACTAAATTTTTAACTACGGATAAAGTAGATTTTACTGATACTACAGATACTGAAATAACGTATGTAGATGCAAGCTATTTTTTACTTAAAAAATCAGTTAAAGTTATATCTGCTGAAATTAAATCAACAACACTAAATTTCACAACACCACAAAAATTTCAAGTAGCTAATATTAGCGATACTAATATATTACAAATATTAGATGCAACAGATGCTAGTAGTAATAAATGGTATGAAGTACCATATTTAGCTCAATCAACAATATTAAAAACTACATCAAATCCAAGCTCAGGAAGTGATGGTGTACCATATTTAGTCAATTATGAAAGAGTACCTCGCCGCTATGTATCTAGATTCCTATCAGATAATACATTACAATTAGAATTTGGAGCTGGAATAGCTAATGCATCGGATTCAACAATATTACCATCCCCAGATAATATAGGTTTAGGTTTAGTACCCGGTATATCTACTTTAACAAATAATTATAATAAAGCATCTGTATTTTTTACACAAGAATATGGTTTAGCTCCAAGTAGTAATATAACAGTACGTTATCTTGTAGGTGGTGGCATAACATCAAATGTTCCATCAAATGATTTAACTACTATTGATAAAACAACAGCAATATTTCCTAGTGGAGTAACAGGATCATTAGCTACCCAAATTAAAGATAGTATAGCATCAACAAATCCATCTCCAGCAACTGGTGGTAGAAATGGAGATGAAATTGAAGAAATGCGCAATAATGCATTATATGCATATCAATCTCAATTACGTGCTGTAACTAGAGAAGATTATATTGTTAGAGCATTATCTTTACCTGCTGATTATGGTAGTGTAGCTAAAGTATATGTTACACAAGATGTAGCTCAAGAATTAATTCCTACGTCTACAGTAGCAACTACTGAGATGCGTAATCCATTATCACTAGATATGTACATATTAGCGTTTGATAGTAGTAAAAAATTAGTAACAGCTAATACTACATTAAAACAAAATTTAGCTACTTATATTAACCAATACAGAATGGTTACTGATGCCGTTAATATTAAAGATGCATTTTATATTAATATAGGTGTTAATTTTGATATTAAAGTACAAAGTGGATATAATAATAATGATGTAATTACTAATTGTATAATAGCATTAAAAAATCATTTTGACATTAATAATTGGACTATAAATCAACCCATTATATTATCCGATATATCTAATCTTTTAGGAGGTAGTAATATTAAAGGAGTACAATCATTAGTTAAAGTAGAAATAACAAATAAACAAGGAGAAAATTATTCCCCATACGGATATGATATTTCTGGAGCTACTAGACAAGGTAATATTTATCCATCGTTAGATCCAAGTATATTTGAAGTTAGATATCCTGACATTGATATACAAGGTCGAGTTGTATCATCTTAAAAATTAAAAACCCATTATGAATCTAGACAAATTAAAAGGACACATCCCTGATAGCGTAATCGCTATGCTACCAGAAACAATTGAAAAATTTGAATTAAACACTTCATTACGCTTAGCACATTTTTTAGCTCAAGCAGGACATGAATCAGGTGGATTCAAAGCAGTAAATGAAAATTTAAACTACGGCGCTAAAGGTCTACGTGGTATCTTTAGTAAATATTTTCCAACAGATGCAAAGGCCGCTTTATATGAGCGCAAACCAGAAAAAATAGCTAATTTAGTTTATGGTGGTAGAATGGGTAATGGTGCCGAGGCTACAGGTGAAGGTTATAAATTCCGTGGTCGTGGATATATTCAATTAACTGGAAAAGACAACTACAGTGCATTTGATAAAGTAGTAGAAGAAAATTTAATTGAACAACCAGATCTAGTTGCAACTAAATATCCATTATTATCAGCCGCTTGGTTTTTTCATAAGAATGGTTTACATAAATTAGCTGATGGAGGTGCTACTGAAGCCGTAGTAACAACTATCACTAAACGTGTTAATGGTGGTACGATTGGTTTACCTGATCGCATTAAACATTTTAATGAATACCACGCATTATTAGCTTAAGAAGCAATAATCTGTCATATTTATATGTAGTAATCATGTAACTATGGCAATTTATAAAATATTTCCTGAAAAAAGTGCTACGCTCTATTCGTATTATCCAACCCTAAATACGGGGCTTGATGAGATACTAGAGCTTAGCACCTTTCTTTCTATTAATAATACTAATGAGGTATCTCGTGTATTATTAAAATTTCCAACCTCGGATATAAACAGTGTATTTACTAATAATGTAAAAACATCTAGTTTTGACTGTTATTTAAAATTATTTACAGCCGATGTTTCCCAAATTCCTTTAGATTATACAATTTATTCTCATCCTTTAGCCAGCGACTGGAATATGGGCACAGGTAGATTAGCAAATCTACCAATTACTACAGATGGTGCTAGTTGGGCATATACAAATCAATTAAGCGGAAGTGCATGGTTTAATCCATCATCTTTTCCAGCTGGTCAAACAGGATCATATCAATCTGGTAGTAATATAGGTGGTGGTTTATGGTACACTGCTTCTAGTTACGCAGCTACTCAATCATTTACTTATACATCTACAACAGATAGTGATATTGAATTAAAAGTAACAAACGCTGTAAGTGCAAGTTATACTAATAGAATACCAAATTATGGTTTTATTATTAAACATAGTGGTTCAATTGAGTTTACTACAGCGTCTAAATTTGAAACTAAATATTTTTCTGATACTACCCATACTATTTATCCCCCATGTTTAGAAATTAGATGGGATGATTCATCATATACTACCGGTTCACAAGCCGTAATGGACTCTGATTTATACGTTACTAGCATGGGTAATAATAAAAATATATATCAACAAGACTCAGTACAACGTTTTAAAGTTAAAGTTAGAGCAAAATATCCCCCTAGAACGTATCAAACATCTTCATTTTCGTTTGCGTTAGTAAATTATGCTTTACCTTCATCTTCATATTGGTCAATAAAAGATTTGGATACTGAAGAAATTGTCGTAGATTATGATACGAATTATACTAAAATTAGTTGTGATGCAAGTGGTAGTTACTTTGATGTTTATATGAATGGTTTAGAACCAGAACGCTATTATAAGTTATTATTTAAATCTATAATACCTAATGGTGAAACAATAATATTCGATGAAAATTACTACTTTAAAGTTATACGATAATGTCTCAAATTTTAATACAAAAACAAGTATTTGATAAAGATACATTCGAGAAGGTAGTTGATACTCAATTTAGTCAATTGATTAATCCACTAGCATCTGATGTAGCAGAACCCTTAACTGTAGACGAATTTTTCAAACTATATGAAGAAATATTTTATCAAATACCAAAAGAAGGAGATATAAATTCACATAGATATATCCTTGAAAAAGAAGCTGATTACTTAGGAGTAAACTTAAATAATGACGATATTCAAGCTTTATTAGATGAAATAACAACTCTAAGACAGACCGTTTTAGATACACAAACCGCTTTAAAAGGATAATAAATGGCTGATAATATAAAAATAATAGGTACTATTTCAAATACATCAACAGTTTCACGTTATGATGCTGATGATATTAATTTGATTCCAATCACCACATTAAAAGAATATTTTGGTGGAACGGATAACTATATTGAATATTATATATATGATGCTGGTAGTAATTTATTAAATACAAATTATAATTATCTAGACTATAAACTACCTACTACTACTGGTTTAAAACCAAATACCGTTCCTGCTCCTAATATTGCAGGAAATATACAAACAGATAATGTAGGTATTGTATCAACATTAGATACAGGAAGTGGAGCTATATACCCTATTATTGAAATAGATCCTGTAACGGATGTACAAAGTTTTGGATACTCATCAGGTGAATTTAAAGTTAGATATAATTTATTTCAAAATAAAATATCTAATCCTACTGAAAAAGCATTATATGTTAAAGAAATATCTCAAGATAGAACAGAGATAAGATTAGCTTCTACAACATTAACTGATGCTGATATCGAAACAGCAACAAATACACTTATAAATGAAATAAATAGTACTCCAACATATTATGTAGATTATTTATTAAATTTTGGTGATAATCAACAATATGTAGCCGTTAACGTTGCATTAAATAAAGCTACTACTGGATATGAAGTATTATTTAAATTATATAATCCTTTACCTTTAGAAGTACAAGAAAAATCAACATTATGGGTTGTACAAGAACAAGCAAGCCCATACCTATTCGACATAAATTTAGATAAGCTAATTACATTAGCACCAGGACCAAAACTAAGAGGTCCTAATTTTGATATAGCTATAGCTAATCAGAATACAATATCTACAGCATATAATAATTATTCTGGTTTAATAACAAATTTACAAACATTACAACAAACATCTTATCATCAAATATTAAACTTGATGACTACACAAAGTGTAGACATTAATGTAGACTATACTGATTATACTGATTTTGTATTTTTTGGATCGGCATACCAACGTTTATCTAATTTCTATACTAAGGCTAAACAGATCGAGGATTATAATACTTTAATTAGTACTTATACAGCTCAAACATCGTCTATTCCTAGTTTAATAACTGAAATAAACCAATACGCTTCTAATATTAATACACTTATATCTCAGTTTGATGGATATGAATATTACTTATATTTTGAATCTAGTTCGTATGCTTGGCCTAAAACTAATTCTACTAGACCTTTTAGCTTATTATCTACTGGATCAATAACCGTTAAAAATTGGTATACCAATCAAACATCATCTGCACAAACCTATGATTATAATAATTATGATAATTTAGAATATGCAGTCCCAACTTTCGTAAAGGATGATGATACCAACCAACCATATTTGTTATTTTTAAATATGGTAGGTCATTATTTTGATAATATTTGGGTGTATATAAAAGCAATAACGGACGTTAATCTAGCGAATAACAACCTAGAACAAGGCATATCCAAAGATCTAGTATATGATCGATTAAAATCGTTAGGTATTAAGTTATATAACAGTCAAGCCGGTGAAGGAGTAGGCCAATATTTAATAGGTGCCAATACCGGTAGTAGTGTATTTGACAATAACTTTACCATTACTGGTAGTTATTTAAACAATATACCACGTAAAGACTTAGTATCTGAACTATATAAACGCCTATACCATAACTTACCACTATTAGTTAAAACTAAAGGTACAGTTGCTGGTTTAGAACATCTTGACACAATATTTGGTATTACAAGTAGTATATTAAATGTTAAGGAATTTGGTGGTAGTACTAAATCTAATTTAATAAAAGGATATAATGAAGATAAAGTAAGAATTGTACCTAATACTATTGAAGATAGAGCGACAACTATATATACATCCGCTAGTGTTTTATCAAACGAACTTAGTTTACAAACATTCCCTTCTGCATCTAAGGATTTTAGAGATAATGATATGCATTATGTTGATATATCATTTTCACCTCAAACACAAATAGATACTTACATATCGGGAGCGATAGCGGTTAATAACCCTACATTTAACTTAGATAACTACATAGGTGATCCTAGACAACAATATAGCGCTTCTTATTCTGATTTAGATGACCAACGTAAATTATATTTTGAAACAGGAGTAGCGGGATTTAATCCATTTACTGCTTCATTATTAGATTATAATGGGTTTATTAGATTAATAGAATTTTTTGATAATTCATTATTCAAAATGCTTTCGGATTTTGTTCCGGAGCGTGCTAGTCTGTCAACAGGAATTACAATTAACTCCCCAGTACTAGAAAGAAATAAATCAGTATATTCTGTTCCTATAGCAACTGAACAAACAGTATACGATGCAGAATATCCAGCTCCTGAAGTATCAGCTCAATATGGTAAATTATATGATGATTTATCAGGAGATAAAAAACCATTTTATACAGGCGAATTAAGTGGTAGTGTAGTAGATGTGTATCAATATTTCACAGATAATAACAATCCATATCTAGGTGATTGGGATATATATAATGCACAACACAATATAACTCAAAGTATTAATCAAAATACATTTGCTCATTCAGATTGGAATGTATTATTAAACAATGTTTCTAAAAGTGTAGAATCAAACGTTAGAAAAAAGATAGAATATACTTGGGGTACAACTGGTAGTATTACTAGTAGTGCTGAATTACAAGACTCATATCTAACATTAAGATCATATAATACATCACGCTACGAAGGATCTAAGACAACAAGCTTACTTTATAACACATATACTAGTGCTTCTTTAACATATGCCGGAGATGATTCATTTGGTAAAACGGCCGCTATTGATCATCAATCACTTAAAGTAGGTTGGGTAAAAAATATACCAAGTTCTAGTTTAAATTTTTATGATAAAACTTCTATTGATTTAAAATATTTAGTTGATAAAGATAATTTCTTAAATGAATTATCATTAGCTAACTATAATTTAGCTGAAGTACAAAACACATTTAAATCAGGAACACCAGTAATATTATCAATATCTGATGTACAAGTACCATCTAATCAAACCTCTTTAAATGGTCTTAAAACTATATTTAAAGGTGGTTTTTCATATGATCCTATTCTATATAGAGAGTTAAATGAAACATTAACATTTAGACATGAAACCCCTATAAGTTCAACTCAGGGATATTTAGGAATTAAAGCTCAATGTGACGACAACTACACATGGGCTACCGGTACTACACAAAGATTAACTGGAACGGGTCCTAATAAACTTTCTAATCAATTAGGGGGTGGTTCGGATAAATCAGAGGATGGAAATTCTGTATATTATATAAATAATGTATTTGCTAACCCAAATACCCAGGCTATAGCATATTCTGCTATACCTGCTTCTTCTTGGATTAGTAAGTATAGTACTAATATTGCCCTTAATAATACATTTCCAGTTTCATCCATTTTTTCTGGAAGAGATAGAGCTGACCAAAGATTAGTATATGCGTTTAATATATTAAATTTTAATAATATATTATCTAATACAGAATCAAATCCGCAATCATATAGCCCAATAGGGGAACGCTATTTTTATAAAGTTCCTAGAACAGGACAATATAAATTAGAAGGAATAATTCCTTTTTACTTAGATGCTGATGATAATGACACTCAATGGTATAAGACTACTAGTGGAGTAAGGATTAAAGTAGTAGGTGTAGTAGAAAGTTCATCTAATATTAATAGTCCTGATAGCCAATGGACATATGTAGCTAATACTACTTTAAGTAATCCTATATCATTTACAGGACCAGTAGTAATAGATAGACAAACTAATGCTATACGATGGGATAATTCTGTTACTTTATTAACAAATTGCACTCTTGATAAAACAGTTACTTTAAATGCAGGAGATTATATACGATTTCAATTTTATATTATAGATAATCAAAGTGTATTTTATAATACTAAAAGAATTAAATTTAGCATAAATACTATGCCCGGTGGATCTCTTCCAACTCTTTCCTATTTAGAAATAAAATACTTAGATGTTCCTTTTACTATATTTAATTATGAGTCAACATACGGTCAACTTCCTCCTTTATTTACTCAATATAATAGTAACACCATAGTATTTGATACAACAGCTCAACAACTACTAAATGCACAACCTACATTTATCCCTGCTCCTCCTGCAAAAGACTATTACTCACCCGTAGTAGATCTTTTTACAATACAAAAATATGATTTATTTAGGGTAGGACAATTTAACTCCCCTACTTCTAAATATTATGAAGTAGTAGATAAATACATTTCTAATAATAAAACCTATGTTACTTTTAATGGAACTTTTGATTCTACTTTTAATAGTGCTGTAAGTTTTGCTATATTAAGACCAAAACCAAACGAAACATCTGTAATTGTAAATTATATAAAACAACCAGGAGAAGTAGCACAAACTATATTAGTTCCATACGATGCTAATGATACAATAAAAAATAGCGTAGGTAACATATTTAAAACTCTTAATACCAACTTAAAATAATGCAAAGTTTATATTATCTTCCTATATCACAAAGTTTAGAATTAAGAGATGCAGGTAGTGACTCAACATTACTACAAACATGGAGTGGCATTAATAATTTAATCATATCAGCTAGCGCTTATAGTACTACTGGATCTGAATTTGATGCTACTTTAGGTAGTCTTAGAATATTAGCTTATAGTGGTAGTACATTAGCAGCTTCATTTCCTATAGAAACTACTAATCTATATTATCCTCCATTTCCAATTGATATTAGTCCAAATATCCCTATTGCTCCACAAAATGAAACTCAATATACTAGTATAATATGGGATTTTAATATACCAAATACCTTTTCTTTATCTCAATTAAGTGGAAGTAGATGTTCCATATATGAAATAACTAGTTCATTATATTATGTTAGTCAAAGTTTTTATTCAAATGGTGGATTAATACCGGCTATTGTAGGAAATAGTTATTTATGTTCTCTTTTTGGAAGTGGAAGTTACTCTGCTTCACTATTCATAAATGACGCGACATCCGGATCTATTGTATTTTCAGGATCATCTATAAATACTCCTATTTCAACATCATTTATTCCATTATCTCTTCATAATTATGAAGTAACATTTTCATTAGTAAACCCAGCAGCTCTTAATGCTACAATAAATTGGGCTCAATATGAATATTATCCATCTCCTTGGATTGATAATGATCTTTACGTAGATTACGTTTTATTAGGAGGTGGAGTTACAGATACAACCGGTTCATTAAGTTTTGCATCTGGTTCGTCTATATATGTAAATCAAAACTGCCAAACAACATCTGGACAAACTGGTAGCTTTACTCTTACAGTAAGAAATGAAACCGATGCTGCAACATTATATAATAATACTTTAAATTCAGTAGTGACTACTTATACAAATTTACAGTCATTTACATTTAATGCATCAGCAAGTAAAGTATATTCTGTAACGGCATCGTCAAATATTTACGCAGCTCCATAACCAAAATTAAATTTTAATATATTTATTAGTATATACAAACATAAAACATGGCAATATTAAATCCTACAACAGTAACCGTAGATGCAATTCTAACCACTAAAGGTCGCGAATTGTTAGCTCGTAACGATGGTTCATTCCAAATTACACAATTCTCATTGGCTGATGATGAAATCGATTATACATTGTATAATCCAAATCAACCATCTGGCTCAGCGTTCTATGGTGAAGCAATTGAGGCAATGCCTATTATTCAAGCATTTCCTAACGACACACAGATTATGCGTTATAAGTTAGTAACACTTCCACGTGGTACTTCTCGTCTACCTGTTGTTAGCTTAGGTTACAATACTATTACACTTAAACAAGGTGCTTCAATCACAATTACTCCACAAACACTTAATTATTTAGGTGCTACAAGTACATTCGAAGCTAATGGATATATAGCTACAATATCTGATATTAGATTATTATCATCATTTACAGGTACTGGAATTACAATAACAACACCTGTTGGAAATAGTGCATTAAACACAACTACAGGAGCTGTATTATCTAAATCTGATCTAGGTACTTCATTCACATTAACTGGAACAACTGTTAATACATTATATGGTACTACATTAACTACTTTAACTACTACATTAACTGTAATTGGTAGAGATAGTGGTGCAAGAATTACTATTCCTATTAATATTCAAAAAGTAAGTACAACCTAATAAACATATATAAACATGTCATTCTCAAGATATAATACCGATGATTCAGTAATAAGCGCCGAAACCGTAGTTCGCCCAATGTGGGTCGGAGACGCATATACTTTATCTACATTCTTTACAGCTAGTGCTTATACAGAATATTATTTAGATGTGTATCAAACAGGCTCAACAACATCTGGCTCAGAAGTACAATTTGATATTCAATATGGTAATATTAATGGATCTGGTTCAGCTCCTATTAATTCTACTGTAATTGGATATTCTCCATCACGTATTGTTTATGGTCAATATAGAAACTTAGTATATGGTACCGAAACAACAAACTTTAGTTTTGATGGTGGTACTACAACAGCAAATGATATCTATGTAATTAATATTTCTAGAGCTCGCTATAAGCAATCAATTCAACAGGGTACATTTAATTTAACTTTAACAAGTGGAAGTGCTACTATTAAATTAACAGATGATAGTAATACAACAGGTTTAACACGTTTCTTAGGAGAAAATAGAATTTATAATATTATTAGTGGCAGTAATGGTAATGCATTTACTAGTAGTGCTGTTAATACTTACTACGGTATAATGTTACCTGATTTAGGAATAGTTGTTTTAAATGCTTCTGGTTCATTAAGTCCATATATTCAAGCTCCAAGTCAAGCAACTTCATCAGTAAATAATCATTTAAAATTATTTGCTTCAATAAAGACAGGCGCTAGTTTCCAAGCACAATCTCAAGAAGTTATTTCATCACGTTATTTCTTCACACGCGTTAAGAACGGCGAATTTAATTATACTACTAATCCATCTATTATAGATGATAATGGTAATTTATTATATACTACATTAATTAATAACCCACAAACATTTGTAACTACAGTAGGTATGTACAATGATAATAATGAGTTATTAGCTGTAGCTAAATTAAGTAAACCATTGGTAAAAGATTTCACCAAAGAAGCTTTAATTAGAATCAAATTAGATTATTAATGCATGTCTGTATTCAAAAAATTAAGCAAGGCCGACGTCACAACTGTTTTATACTCTGCTAACAAGCAGTGGGATTTACCATATACCTGCTTTTCAACTAATCCTTATTTTAACATTTATAAAGGTACCTATATAACAGGTACTTTTGTATCGGAGGACGCATCTGTTGATCCTGTCACTAATGGTGAATATGAAAGATTAATTTATGATTCTATGAATCATATGTTTTATCAAGCATACAACGGAAGATTATTAGATACTGGTTCATTAATGTTTAATGTTAATACTTACGAATCCGCTTCTCAACAACGTCCCACACAATCATATTTTGACTATAACGTCAATCCTCGTTTAGTAAAAACTTTCCCTACTGGCTCTGGAGCTGGAATTAGAGTACTATCTATAGAGCAAGATATATATGGAACTAAAATATTACCTTATAATTTTAAATTAACATCATCTGTTTATTTTATTGTGGATGATGGAAATGGTAATTTATATGATATATCAAAAAATCTAGGAGGGTACATTTCAGGATCTTACTTTAATGCAGAATCATATTTTTTAACATATGATCCAGCTTGGAATACTCATGTTGGAAATATATTTTATGCTCATGGATTAGCAATCATTACTGAACCTGACTATCAGTTAATGTTTCCTTTACCTCCATTAGCATATAACGATTCAGCTACATTTTTAGATACAGATAGCCCAAAAACAATAGATATATTATCTAATGACATTGCACGATCATGTGCTATAGACACAGGCTCAGTAGTAATATCAGGTAGCAACTCACCATATTACACCGTAAATGCAAATGGTACTTTAACATTAACTACTACAACAGTAGGTTCGTATGATGTGTATTACACTGTAGATAGTTTATGTAATAGTGGATGTTCAATGACTAGTAATAAAGCTAAAGTTAGAGTAAATGTAACAACAGCACCACCTACTACTACAACTACTACTAGTACAACAACTACAACAACTACGGCACCTACAACTACTACTAGTACAACAACAAGTACAACAACGGCACCAACAACTACTACTAGTACAACAACTTCTACAACAACATTAGATTGTGGAATAAGTGGCTCAGCAGTTGAAACAACACCAACAACAACAACAACAACTAGTACAACAACGACAACAACCACAACACCTTCATATACTATTAACATATATGCTCAACTTCTAGGCACATCAGGTAATGCTGCTTCTTTATATACTTCTCCTACAGGTGCATTTGGTACTTGGACAAGAAGAGGTTCGGCAATGTCAACCTCCTGTGTTATTAAGTATAGTGATACTGTTGTTAATGGCACTACAATATGGTACAAAGTAGCAAATAATACTGATGATACTATTGTTTATGGAATGTCATTCTCAACTGATGCCATATGTCCTGGTTATGTAGGTACTTTATGTGAACAATTTGTTATTGTTAACTCAGCAACAGATAGAGCTGTAACATCATATGGAATAGTACAGGGAGGATGCTAAAATTAATAAAATAAAAATACTAGAATAAACAAAAATGGCAAAATCAGTAATCATACAATTAACAACAGCTGGAACTAGTACAGGTCCGTTTAATTTATTATCAAATTATGATAGCTATGTAACACCATTTGAAACTAATATAGCTAAAACTACTTTAGTAACGGGATATACTTCTAGTTTAGTACCAGATACTGCTACTATTATTAGAGTATTATCATCAGGTAGTTGTACTAATCATACAGATTTAACCATAGTTCCAACTACTACGACTACTACAACAACTACTAGTACAACGACAACAACAACTACAGTAGCATTTTCAACTTTCACTGTAAGGAATACTCTTTCACTTTTAACTGTTTGTGCAGAACCATCACAAACTGTATATACGGCATTTGGAGAAACAATTACAACTGGTACTGTCGTTTACACAAATTCTCTTTTAAGCCTTCCATTATTAAATGGTGGTTTTATAGTAGATGTAGCAGTTGGAGATATATACAACATTAATTCAGGTAATGGTCAGATTGGTTCAGCTGCTGGTAATTGTTAATTAAAATAAAAATACAGTTATGAAAAATTTACGTTACATTTGTGTTCAACCACGCATCTTATATTATGCATGGCAAGTGGAAGTTATGATCAATAATTTCATAAAAAATGGAATTAGTGGAAATGACATTGATATTCTAGTAGCATACAACCCAACAGATGCAGGAACTAATCGTCCTGACATTTTAGAAGCATGGAATAAATTAACTAATACTTACAACTACGTTCGCTTCTTCTTTTACCAAGACACTAGAATTAACTGCAACTACATACCATCAATATATTTTAACATTATAAAGCAACATTATGCTGCTTTTCCTGAATTGACCTCTACACCAGTAATGTGCCATGATTCAGATATACTATTTACTAAACCAGTAGATTTTAGTGCAATGCTAAATGATAACATTTGGTATTTAAGTGATACAGTAGGATATATAGGTACACAATACATTTTAACTAAAGGTGAAGATGTATATAAAGGTATGTGTGATATAATAGGTATTGATCCTCTTATCCCTAAATTAATGAATTCAAACTCAGGTGGAGCTCAACATATTATTAAAGGAGCTACATATGAATATTGGGATAAAGTTGAATCTGATTCTATAAAATTATATAAACATTTCTGTGATACAGAAGCTGACTATAAAGGTGAAGGATACCCAATTCAAAAATGGACAGCAGGAATGTGGTCATTACTATGGAACGCTTGGTTATTAGGTCATGAAACAAGAGTAGATAAACGCTTAGATTTTTGCTGGGCAACAGATCATATAAATAGATGGGATGAAGTGTCTATATTTCATAATGCTGGCGTTACTGAACATGGTAAATTATTTATGAAAGGGAATTATACAAATTCGTATCCATATGGTATAGAAAATACATTTGATCCTAACTTTAGTTCATACAAATATGTTGAAGAAATATTAGAAACTTCTAAAAAAACATGTTTGATATGACCTACCCTTTTATATCGTGTAAGTGTATAACATATGGTCGAGTACATACCCTTGAAGAATCAATATATTCTTTTATTAATCAAGAATATCCTGGTAAAAAAGAACTTATTATTGTTAATGATTATCCTTTACAAAAACTTGAATTTAATCACCCTGAAGTAAAAATATTTAATTTAGACTATACTTTTCCTACAATAGGAGAGAAGGAAAATTTTGCCATAGAACAATGTTCAGCAGATATAATAGCAGTATGGGATGATGATGATTTAGCTTTACCTAACCATCTATGTAATATAGCTAAATATTTTAAAGAAGATTCTGCTTTATTACAGTGGAATAGAGGAGTTTTATTTAATAGACCTAATGTTGCTGCTATAACAGGTTTAGGAAACAGTGGAATAGTTTATAGTAAAAAAGCATGGATGGAAATAGGAGGTCATCCTTTAGAAAATGCTGGATATGATATGACTTTTGTTATAAAAATAAAAAATACATTCCCTAGCAAATGGATATCTGCATCTCCTCCTGATAATGAAGTAAGTTGGATATATTATTGGGGAGATAGATCATATCATATGAGTGGTAGGGGTCCGGATAATGGAGATGATAAACCAAATGTTATTATAAGACATTCTGAATATATTGAAAGTCAAAGACAGCTAGGCAATATTCCTACTGGATATATAAAATTAGATCCTAAATGGGAATTTGATTACATTAAAAAAGTAAAAGATTTTATGGAAGAACAAAATACAGATACCTTTAAAACCTACAAAATTCAAGAAGGATATACACATAGGTTAAGTCCTGGCCACCACGATGATTCAGATTGGAGAGATCAATCTCAATATGAAGTTTATGAATACTGTGCTGAGTTTATGAAATTAAATAACTTGCAAACTATTGTAGATGTGGGTTGTGGAAGTGGATTTAAATTAATAAAAGATTTAGGTGAATTTAAAATAATTGGTACAGAAACAGAACCTTGTTATTCATTACTTAAATCAAAATATCCTGATCGTGAATGGTATTTAGCAGGAGAGCCTGAAACTTCATTTTTTACTAATCCGAATATTGAAAATACAGATGTTGTTTTATGCTGTGATGTAATAGAACATATTATTGACCCAGATGTTTTACTAGAACATTTAATAAGTTTAAATGCAAAATATTATATAATTTCTACACCTTGTAGAGAAACACTATGTAAAAATTCTAGATTTTCTGCTACATATGGTCCAACTTGGGATGGTCCTCCTTTAAATGGATGCCATGTAAGAGAGTGGACAATGAATGAATTTATTGAATATATTTCAGAAAAATTTGAAGTGGTACATTCTTTTTATGGAGAAAAACAAATTGAATGCCAATATCACTTATTAAAAAACCTATAATTAATGATAAAAGTATTAGTGACCACCGCATGCTTTAGTAGTGGATTACATTCTAAATGGGTAGATCAAAAATCAGATAAATATGAAATAATATTTAATAGAATAGATGATTATACTGAATCAGCAAGAATAAAATCAATGTCCCCTAGATTAAGAGGGAAAATCTCTAAAATGATTGTTTGGGAAGATCATCCTGGCTACGATTATTATATATGGGCGGATTCAAGTTTTTCAATATCTGATGAAAAAGCAATAGAAACCTTAGTTGATGAATGTATTGGTGTAGATGCTTGTTTTTTTAAACATTGCGCAAGAACTTCTGTAAAGCAAGAGACAGATTTTGTTTTAAGTTTAATGGAAGGTGGCAATCAATATCTTTTAGATAGATATGATGGGGAGAAAATGAAAGAGCAGGTTGAATATTATTTTAAAGATCATACGTGGAATGATAATTATTTATTTGAGTGTGGAATTTTTATATATTCAAAATCTGTTATTGAAAATAAAAACTACAATTTAATGAAAGAATGGTTCTATCAAAATTGTTTATGGTCAGTACAAGATCAGTTAAGCCTTCCTTATTTAATCCATAAGTTTAATATAAACTACAAATTACTCCCCGGGAATGTATATGAAAATAAATACTTTAAATAGTTCAAAATAACTTATATTTATACACATGCCAGCAATAGTACATACAGGATCATTTAACTTATCATTCCAGAACGAACACAACATCTACGAAAATGAGGTGCGTTGTATCGTAAAAGAAAGCGAATTTAATTTATCATATAATCCCACATTGGTAACAGGCAGCTACGAAAGCGGCTCATTACTTGCATTTACAACGGGATCCACATTTCGCCCGTATGCTACTGCTATCGGGCTGTATAACGATGATAATGAGCTGTTAATGGTAGCTAAAGTGGCTAAACCGATAATGATGTCACCTGATACGGATATGACATTTATAGTTAAATACGATACATAAAATATAGTTCATGAGCAATTGGTTATACAATCTAGATGGAGTTAATATCCATATGGATGAAAATTACACTACAGACAGTTATGGTTTCATATATAGAATTACTAACCTAGAAACAGGTAAATTTTACATTGGTAAAAAATCATACATCCACAACAAAAAGAAGAAATTAGGTAAAAAAGAAATAGCGGCATTACCTACTAGCCGTGGCCGCAAACCAACAACTAAAACTGAACAAGTTGATAGTGGTTGGAAAACATATTGGGGCTCGTCTAAAGAATTACTTGCTGATATTAAGTTATTAGGTGAAGATAAATTTGAAAGAGTTATACTAAGAGAGGCTAATACCAAAAAACAACTTACATTTCTCGAAATGCAACAACAAATTATAGATAATGTGTTATTCATTGACAGCTATAATGATAATATATTAGCTAAGTTTTATAGGAAAGACTTTGTATAGGCAAAATAATTTCATATATTGAGATTATGGAAAATGCTGCACTTATAATTTTATTGGAATCCATACTAGGTGCTGGTGCTAAGACTAGTAGAGGTAATTATGCATTTAAATGTCCGTTTTGTAACCACCATAAGAATAAAATGGAAATCAATTGCGTAACAAACGCAAAAAAAGAGAATCCATGGCATTGTTGGGTGTGTGAGGCTAAAGGTAAAACCATTAGATCTCTCCTTAAAAACGCTAAAGTTCCTGCTACTAAGTTAGCTGAACTAAACATGATTATTGTTCCTAGTGGTACAGAATACAAACAAGATACTACAGCATTATCATTACCTAAGGAATTTATTTCGTTAACTGATACAACTAAATTAAATAGATTAACACAAATAGATTCTAAGCATGCTCTTAAGTTTTTAAGGACAAGAGGTATAACACCAGAAGATATAATAAAATATAATATTGGTTTCTGTAATGAAGGTTCATATAAAGATAGAGTTATAATACCATCGTACGATGAAAATGGAATAGTAAATTATTTCATAGCTCGTGCTTATAAAGACGGAATGCAAAAATATAAAAATCCCCCTACCGATGCTAAATCAGCAATAGGTTTAGAACTATACATAAACTGGGACGCTCCTATTATCCTTATTGAAGGTATGTTTGATGCATTAACAGTAAAACGCAACGTAATCCCGTTATTTGGGAAAATTATTCACGAAAAATTAATGAAAAAGTTAGTAAGTTCCTCTGTCAACAGAATTTACATTGCTCTAGACCCTGATGCTATTAAGAATGCTTTAAAATATGCTCAAGAATTAATGACATATGGTAAGGATGTTTACTTAGTAGAATTAGATGGTAAAGATGCTAGTGAAATTGGATTTGAACGATTTTTAAATTGCATCGAACAAGCCCAACCTTTAGACTTTCAAAGCTTATTGCTTAAAAAACTACAATTATGATTATTGAAAGACATGCAAACATTATTAAGGACCCCAAAATCAAACGCCTTGTTGAATATAAGGAAGGGGACAAACAAGTTAATGTTTTAGACAGTAGATTCTACAGTCGAGATGGTAAATACTATCCTTCTGTAACATCAGTACTTAATTATTTTCCTAAAAATAAATTTTTTCATTCTTGGTTAAAAGACGTTGGACATAATGCTGATATCATTGCTCAAAAAGCAGCTGGTGAAGGTACACAAGTTCACAATGCTATTGAAAGATTTATTGGTGGAGAAGAAATCCAATGGATTGATGAATTTGGTAAAGCCCAGTACAATCTAGATGTTTGGAAGATGATTTTAAAGTTTGCTGATTTTTGGAATACACACAAACCAGAACTAATTGCAGCTGAATATCACGTATTCTCAGACAATCATGAGTATGCTGGAACAGCAGATTTAATTTGTAAGATTAATGGTAAGTTATGGTTACTTGATATTAAAACGTCAAACTCACTACATACATCCTTTAGCCTACAGTTAGCAGCATACGCTATGGCGTGGAGTGAAACACATAATACACCAATTGAAGAAACAGGTGTATTGTGGTTAAAAGCAGCTACTCGTACAGCTGGTAAAGAGGGTAAAATTCAAGGTAAGGGATGGGAGCTACGTTCGTACGGTAATATAGCGGCAAGTTTTCAAATGTTTAAAAATATTTATGAAATATATAAACTTGAAAACCCAGACTTTAAACCTATTACGGAATTATTACCAATAAGTATTAAGATAACTTCGTAATTTTTAATTCATACGTATAAGTGAATTAAATTCATTTATGAAATATTTATTGCTTCTGTTAATGTTGTGTCCTATTTTTGGGCTAACCCAGGACACAACATTTAACAAAACCATGACCGAAATTACAGTTCGTTCTGCTGGTAAAAAATCTACTGAAGTTGCTGTTATTAGTATTATTCGAAATAATTTAGCTGTATCTGATGGCATATCAATTGATTTTATAAAAAATACTCCCGACAGAACTGTTGGGGATGCTCTTAAAAGAGTAAATGGTGTTACTATACAAAACGATAAATTTGTATTAGTTAGAGGATTAGCTGATCGCTACAATTTAGCAATGTTAAATAAAACATTGCTTCCTTCTACTGAACCGGATCGTAGAGCCTTTTCATTTGATATTATACCTTCTAATTTAGTAGACAATATAATTGTAAACAAATCCTCATCTGCTAATCTACCAGGTGATTTTGCAGGTGGTTTAATTCAGATATCAACTAAAGAAGTATCTAATAACTTTTTTAATTTAAGTTTAGGTAGCGGGTATGGATTAATATCTACAAAGAAAAAATTTCAATTAGTTGACCATGTTAATTTTCCATCTACGTTTCCCTCAACATATAAATTTCGTGTTAGTGGAAATGGAGATAAAAGAGCATACACTAAACTAATCACTTCCCCCACTGCTAAAATAATTACCTCTACCCCCAACTTTAATGGGGCTTTATCTTTTGGTGTTAAAAAGAAAAATTGGAATGTATTGTTTAGTTCTACTACTCGCAACTCATATTCATTAAACTATATTGATAGACAAGATTATCAATCATCAACCGAATTAGCTTATAAGTATAAAGATACTTTATTCGCTAATACTAAATCATTAAATGGATTATTAAATGTAACTTATATAGGAAAAAATAGGTACAGCTTAAAAACATTATTTAATAATCAGATTGAAGAATCATACTTAACTCGTAACGGTGATAATTTTGATAATATTCAAAATGTAAGAAGTAATTCATCCAACACTATTATTAAAAATAACATCAACACTCAATTTGATGCTAAGATTAAAATATGGACTATTAATTTAGGACATAATTTAATGCTACGTGACCAACCTGACTACAGAGTCAATCCAATTACAAAATCATTAGGAGCAAACGAACCATATGCGACAGCATGGAGAGACACATATCGTTTTTGGAGTGGAATGGATGAAAATAGTTTTAATATTGGATTTAATGCTGATTTAAAAAGTATAAAAATAGGAAGTAGCTACATTAAGCGTGTAAGAAATTTTCAAGCAAGAATATTCAGATATGATGTCGTTGATATGCTAAATGAAATTACAAATAATACAGATAAATACACAGCCGATTTTGATTTAGTTAGTAATTATATAATGTTTGATAAAGGATACAAAAAATGGAAATTTAACCTTGGCGTCAGAAACGAATATAATGTGTTTAAAATTAATACAGCTGATTTTAGTGGTACTAAGATCAATGTTAATAGAGAGTATTTAGATCCACTTCCATCATTAAATCTTTCATACAATTTAGAAAAAACAAAGTATAGATTTTCACTAAGTAAAACATTAGCCAGACCTGAATTTAGAGAAGTAGCTAATTTTGCTTATTATGATTTTGTAAGAAATGCACAATTATTGGGTAATCCTAAATTAGAAAAATCTGACATATATAATCTAGATTTAAAATGGGAATTGTATCCTAAAACAGGTGAAAATATATCTATAAGTTTATTTAATAAAAACTTTGTAAAACCAATTGAAC